TCGGCTGTCGTTCGGATCACGGTGTCGAGGTACTTGCCGTGCTGATGCTCTGGCCGGCAGGCGCTGGTGTCGCTACGCGGATCCCACTTCCCCTGCATCAAACACAGGAAGTCGCCATTAGACATCCAGTATGCACCACGCTCGCGGCACTGCCGCATGTGCTTCTCGAACATGCTGCGGTCGGCGTGGGCGTTGTCGATGTGGGCATCGGAGACCAACAGGAAGTACTGCTCCCATCCCGCACTCAACGAATCACCGTTCATCTCCACGGTGAACGAACCGGGCTGATGCTGGACGATGGTCGCGCTCATGCCAGTTTGATCGCGTTGATTTGTGTGGCGTTGTTGCCGCTGCCATTCGTAACAGTTGCTGCCTTGAGCAGTTCGGCGCTGGACCCAACGCTAGTGGCTGCTTGAATATAGATCGTTGTCGTTGATGCCAGCACGATTGTGGCTGCGACGAATAGGTTGGCGCTATTCGGGTTCACACTCGGGTGGTATTCCGAGGTGCTGGCGTAATGCGTGGTCTTGTTTGTGATGCGCAGGAATCGCGTGGCAGCGGTCGTCGCTGCTTTGTTGTGTGTCGCGTGCGCCATAACCAACCACGTACCGGCAGCAAGCGAAATGCTTGGTCCGTCGTACCATTGATTGCTGACGCTCAAAGCAACGTCTGACGATAGTGCTGCCGTGGAATTCGTGATTGCCACAGCAGCCGGCGTCGTTGCAGCCCACGCAGATCCGTCCCACGCGATGACCTGACCGCTTGTGGCTCCGGATTGTGTCAGCTCGGTGATGCCGTGCGTGTGTGCGTCCGGTCGCCTGGAATTGCTCAGTCGTGCATCGTCGCCGGCACACACCGTGGTGTTTGTCGTTCCGACAGGGAGGAGATCAACACCGATCTTCCCCGTAATGTCCGATGCATCATGCGTATGCCGACGCGAAGCTTTGTTTGCTAGTTCGCGTGCGATGCGTGGAACTGTGCGCAGGTCACGATCAGGCACGACATCAGATTACGGATCCAAATAATGCAAACCACGCCAACCAAAAAAATTGGCAAATGCTCATGTTGACCCACTTGGCGCACGATATACAGGGCTGTATAGTCCACCGAGCCGCATGACGCGGCAGAAAGAGGATGACATGCACCACTCAACCTTCAAGTTTCTTGATGTCACCAGCGCCGAGCGTGACGCTGGTATTCGTGCCGTGCTGACCTGCAAGCCAGACGGCAAGCCAGACGGCAAGCCCAACTGGATTGCCGAAATCTCGCAGTCCGTGTGGGCGGTCGGGTTCAGCCGACGCGAGGCGGTCAAGGCCGCCGTCGCCAAGTACCGCGCAGCCGTCGCCGCCGAGGCCACCGACGAGCCCGAGCCCGACTACGGCGGGGCGATGGACTCGACCGGCATGATCCACTCCGACGCCGAAGGGGGACTGTGATGCACGGCCTACCCCTGTTCGACATCGTCGAGGCTGCACGACGGCGTGACGTTGGCATGACGCTGTCTGCGCAGGCCCGTGAGCTCCTGCTTACGCAGGCCCGCCTGCTGGCGCACGAGCACGCAGCACAGCACGGCACCGTCACCGCCGACGACGTTGCGGCGCTCATGGCCGCAGCCGGGATGAACTACGCTGACCTGGGCAATGCCGCCGGCAGCGTGTTCCGCGAAGGATTCGTCTGGACTGGCGACGTTCGCCAGTCTGCCCGTGTCAGCACTCATCGCCGCCTCGTGCGGGTTTGGAGGATCGCATGATTACTGAACACACCATCGACCTCAATCTGGATTGGCTGAAAGACGACAACACCAAGGCTATTGAGTTCGTGCAGGAAAATTACGTCGTCGGCATCATCACCGCGCACTGGTCGGAAGAGTCGTACGAGGACTTCGACCAGCACGGCAACTCCTACCCGTCCACCGCGTGGAAACTGTGGACCTACCTGCTCAATGGCGTTCTCGTCAACGGCAGACAGATGCACATGGCTGACCTTCCTTCCGGCATCACGGCTGCGTTCGACGCTCACGGGTGCGTGAAGGAACTGATGCGAGAACAACCGAGGGGTACCCGATGATCGCAGCCATAATTGCCGCCGTGCTGGTCGTGCCGCCGCCTGCCGGCACCGACGTCAACCGCATCCTGTCAGCCATCGCAGCCGTTGAAACTGGCGGCGAGCGTCAGCCTGACCGCGCTGTCGGTGACAACGGCAAGGCGCTTGGTCGTTTCCAGATCTGGGAGGTGTACTGGAAGGACGCCTGCGAGTACGACAAGTCGCTTCGTTCGCGCCCGTACACCGATGTCACCGACCCCGAATACGCCAGGCGCGTTGTCATCGCCTACCTGTCCCGCTACGCGCAGGATTGGTCGATTGACACGGTGTCGAGAATTCACAACGGAGGGCCACGGGGCGCAACTGGGAAGCGCCGGAGAGCCACGGACGGCTACGCGGCCAAGGCCGCGAAGGAGTACTCGCGATGCGATACTTGAGCGTGTGCAGCGGCATCGAGGCCGCGAGCGTGGCCTGGCATCACCTCGGGTGGGAGCCAGTTGGCTTCTCGGAGATCGAACCCTTCCCGGCGGCGGTGCTAGCGCATCGCTTCCCCAACATCCCTAACTACGGAGACATGACGCAGCATGAACAATGGCCACTTCGACCCGGATCAATCGACCTTCTCGTGGGCGGAACTCCATGTCAAAGCTTCAGCGTTGCCGGCCTGCGACAAGGACTCGCCGACCCACGCGGAAACCTCATGCTCACTTACCTGGCAATCGCTGATCGACTGCGCCCGAAATGGATTGTGTGGGAAAATGTCCCCGGTGTTCTGTCAAGCAACGGAGGACGGGATTTTGGCACCTTCCTCGGGTCGCTGGTTCAACTCGGGTATGGGTTCGCGTACCGAGTGCTTGACGCTCAATACGTGCGAGTGGGGGGATGGCCCCGAGCCGTCCCGCAGCGCAGGCGACGTGTGTTCGTTGTCGGATGTCTTGGAGACTGGGCCGCTGCCGGAGAAGTACTCGCTCTCGAAGAAGGCTTGCGAAGGCATCTTGAGGCGAAGTCAAAGAAGGGCAAAAGTTCTGCCGCCGATGCTGAAGGCGGCGTTGCTCGCTGCATCACAACTGGCGAGATGAAACGGCAGGATTACGAGACTTGCACGATGATCGCGCAGCCGACCGCCTACCGATGGCAGAACGACCGAGACGGCTTGCAGCAGGATGATGCCGTCGCCGCGCTGCGAGCTTCGCAGGGCGCGAGCGGGTTCCACGAGATGAATCACCCGGTGATCACGCAGCCCGTCCCGTTCACGAAGTCCAAGCGCGCCCAGTCCGTGACCGATGACGAGACCTTGGTGCAAGGTCAGGTGAACCCGACGCTCTCGCTGTTTGACCAAGGCGACACGCGGGCGACTACGGTGGCGGTGGCTCACGCCTTCTACAGCACAGGAGGAACTCACGGCGTAAACCAACACCCGGAGGTTTCGCCAGCAGTCAAGGTTGGTAGCGGACTAGGAATCCCGTCTCCGCCAGCGGTGGCGCAGTCGATGACAGTCCGCCGTCTCACGCCTCGCGAGTGCGAGAGACTTCAAGGTTTCCCGGATGACTGGACGATGATCACCTACCGCGGGAAGCCTCCCGAGCAATGCCCAGACGGGCCGAGGTACAAGGCACTCGGGAACTCGATGGCCTGCAATTGCATGAGTTGGATCGGCGAGCGTATCGCCGCGTATGAGAGTCAGACCCCTAACCAGAAGGAGCACACATGAGCTACGAACCAAAGCCTGACACCGGAGCGATGTTCGCGAACCGCAAGCAGCACGACCGCCAGCCTGACTGGCGGGGCAACTGCATGGTCAATGGGGTGGTGATGGAGATCGCAGCCTGGACGAAGACAACGAGCAAGGGGACCGAGATGCTGTCGCTGAAGTTCAGCCTGCCGCGTGAGCGCGAGGATGCACCAGCAGCGCCGGCCAAGCAGGCCAATCACCGTCCGCTTCCCGATACCGACATCCCGTTCTGAGCGACAAAATGACCTTGAGGCAGACACGCATCCCGGCTGACTTTGGCACCGTGGTACTGACGCTGAAGGGTGGCGAGTCCGCCATCCTGACGCTTGAGGACAAGGTTGTCGCCGTGTTCAGACCAAGCAGCACGAAGGCGACCAAGGTTCGCGTTAGCGCACCAATGCAAATCGCCATCTGGCGCACCACTATCATTGAGGACGATGATGCACGACGACCTGATGCGCCGGATTGATTCGTACCTCGCCGGAAACGCGCCTGACCTGGACGGTGTCACGTTGGTGCGAGAGTGCCGTACTGCCTTGGCTTTGCGGACGCTACAGGCAAGCCTGCTTGAGCAACGCATCGAGGATCTGCGTGCAGCGCACATGCGGGCGCGGATCGCGCTACAGGATCTGATGACAAAGCATCAGGACACACTGCGATACATGCACAGGGACACGTGATGCCCGAGACTGACGAGGACATCATCGACCGCATTGATGTCCAGCCGTTCGTCAGCCCGATCTTGGCCGAGGCACGCGATGAAATCATCTACCTGCGAAACGAGATGGCGCTCCTCATGCGCGGGTGCAACGAGCTCAAGCAGAAACTCCTGACCTATGAGCGAACGCCTGATCGAATTCACCGTGCCGGGTATGGCAGCACCGCAAGGGAGCAAGCGCCTGGTGCGCCTGAAGAACGGTCGGACGGTGATGTTCGACCAGTGCAAGCGCCTGAAGCCGTGGCGAGCCGCCGTCGCCTATGAGGCTGGGCGTGCTTGGGTCGGGCCGCCGGCTGCGGTCGCCTGCACCATCAGCGCCGAGTTCGTGTTTGAGCGGCCCAAGAGTCACTGGCGCAAGGCTGGCGAACTAACCAAGACCGCACCGCTGCACCCCGGTAAGCCTGACATCGACAAGTTGTGCCGCGCACTGCTCGACGGTCTGACCGGGGTTGTGATGGTCGATGACTCGCAAGTCGTGTGGCTGAACGCACATAAGCGTTACGGGTCGAAATCAGAAACCTTTGTCACGATTTCCTACGCAGCCCGTTGACAGCGTATAAGGGACTGTATACAGTTCCCGCGTCGAACGTGGTGTTCGACACACATTGAGGATGCACATGCGTACTAGTCAGACCATCGGGGCGCTCGCCAAGTCATTGGCA